AAAGGCATTTTCAGTAGAAGACGGAAATCAGAACTCATCTTTACTTACTAGTCGAATAGTAAAGTATTCTGATATAGATTTGCTTTTTGCCAAAAAAATATCAGGAGATATATTTAAAAAAGTCGATGCTTCTGCGGTAAAACAGTCTGTAAAGACAATAGTAAGAACGGGGAGATTAGAAAAACCATTTCAACCAGAGTTTGGTGCTAATCTTGGAGATATATTATTTGAACTAGCAGATGAAGGATTGAATGAAGAGGTTGAATCTAGAATTTCAAATGCTATTAAGATCTATGAACCAAGAGTAAGAGAACTTACTACCACAGTTGTTGCACAACCTGATAATAACTCTTTGTCCGTCACTGTTCAATTTAAAGTTGGTAATATGGCAGAACCTGAACTTATAAACACTACAATTGCGAGGTTAAGATAAATGGCAACTAATATAACATCAACTGCTTTAGACTTCGATAACATCAAAGATTCTTTAAAAGATTATTTAAAGAAGAAAACAGAATTTACGGACTATGATTTTGATGGTTCAGGTTTATCAAACATATTAGACGTATTAGCGTATAATACGCACTTTAATGGTCTGATTGCAAACCTAGCTACAAACGAATCATTTATTCATACTGCTCAACTAAGATCATCATTAGTTTCTCATGCAGAATCTTTAGGATACGATATAAGATCTAAAACATCTTCACAAGTAACATTTGATACTACATTAAATTTAACTGGAGTTTCTGGGAGAGCTCAGACTTATACATTACCAATAGGAACAATTTTTGTTGGAAGTAATGAAGAAGGTTCACACAATTTTATTACAAGAGAAATATACACTGCAACCGATGATGGGACTGGATTATACACATTTAAGGATGTTGATGGTACAGCTGGAGTTACGGCATTTGAAGGAACCGTAAAAACAAAAACTTTCTTCGTGGGTCAAAAAACTGACAGACAAATTTATATAATTCCAGATTCTGATATTGATACAAGTAGCGCAGTCATTAGAGTGTTTGACTCTCCGTCATCAGACCAAAATGTAGAATATACTCCTTTAAGTAAAGCTATAACTGTAAATTCTAAGTCAACATATTATACACTGAGGGAAGCTCCAAATGGAACGTATGAATTAAATTTTGGAGATGGTATCACCTTTGGAAAAACACCAGAAGCTGGAAGTAGAATTTTTGTTACCTATTCTAGAACAGTTGGTGAAATAGCAAATGGCTGTAAAGAATTTACTACTACAGCATCATATAATGTTGGCGGTTCGGTATACACTATATCAGTTATTCCACAAGCTAATTCTGCAGGTGGAGCTGATAGACAGGGTGTAGAATCAATAAGACAAAATGCTCCTTCTGCCTTTGCCGCACAACAAAGATTAGTAACACCTGATGATTATAAAGCAACCATTTCATCAAACTTTCCAACTGTTTCTGATATATCAGTTTGGGGTGGACAAGATAATGTTCCAATAGCTTATGGAGAAGTATATATTGGTCTTGATTTCAATACCGGTCTTTCAGATGCAGCTAAAACTGTCATTAAAAATTCCATTAGAACAAACTTTTCTGATAATCTTTCGGTGATGTCAATCACTCCAGTATTTGTTGATCCAGTAGAAACATTTTTAGAATTAGATACTATGATAACAGTGAACCCAGATTTAACTTCAAAATCTCCACAGACTTTAGAAACTAATACTAGAGATATTATTGATAATCATATCAATACAAAAATAAATGGATTTACAAAAACATTTAGAAGATCAAACCTTTTGACTGAAATAGATGAGATTGATGCCGGTATACTAAACTCAAAAATAGACGTAAAAGTACAAGTAAGATTGATTCCTATACTAAATCAACCGACTTCATACACCGTAATTTTTCCAATGCCTATACTTGGTGAAGGATCAGGAATGGTTAATCTCGAATCCTCAACGTTTGAAGTGACTGGTGTAAATGGAAAGTGTAAAATTGTAAATAAAGTCGGTTCACTTGTTTTACAAATAATTAATATAGATGATAATGAAACTATTGTTACTGATAATATAGGTTCTTACGTGCCATCTACTGGTGTATTAAGTTTAAATAATTTTAATTTAAATTTAATCAATGCCGGTGTTAATTTTCTTAAATTTTCAGCAACTCCACAAGATCAAGCAACTATTCCGATGTTAAGAAATTTTATTTTTAAACTTGACTCATCTAAAATAATAGTTAACCATGCTATAGACAGACAAGGCGTAAGAGTAACACTATAATGGTCGAAAGAACTTTAACAGATTATGGAAGGCTCGATGTAACTTTTCATCGCAATGCAGTGAAGGAAGTTCTACCTGAGCATTTTACTACCGACTATCCAAACTTAATAACATTTTTAGAATCTTATTATGAGTTTTTAGATAGTGGAGATAACTTTGGTGCATTAATTCAAGACCTTTATACAATACGTGATGTAGAGGCCTCTTCATTACAACATTTGGATAATATGTTTCGTGAGTTTGCGCAAGGAATGTCTCAGTCATTCTTTAAAAGTCCAAGAGAAGTCATAAGAAATTTTGCAAGATTTTTTAGAGTAAAAGGATCCAGATACTCAGCAGAAGGTTTTTTTAGAGCATTCTTTGGAGAAGACGTCGAAGTAAGTTATCCAAAAAATGATATATTCTTTTTGAATGACTCAAATCATTTAGTAGGTGATCCATATAGCATAATACAAGACGGCGGGGCTTTTCAAATATTATCAATAATGTTAAAAGCTCCTCTTTCTTTTAGTAAATGGGGTGAACTTTATAAAAAGTTTGTTCATCCGGCAGGATTCTTTCTTTCTAATGAAGTTCTAATTCAACCTGATACAGAAACTCAGCTTACAGCACTAGTCCCTATATTTGATTCTACTAAAGGTAGAACTTTACCGTTATTAGTATTTGATGATAATGCAGGAATAGTCATGAGCGATGTCCCTGATATTACCATTATAGATAATATGGGTGCTACGGCATACGTGATGACAGGAGATAGTCTAAATACCGTAGAATTTAATCAGGTTGATAGTAATACTTCAACTTGGACTGCAAACAGTAATAATGTTTTTGGATTAAAAGATTCTTCTATAAGTTACACGTCGTTTAATCCAGGTACTAATAGAGTTTTTAAGGTAAGAATGGATCCAAGTGAAACCATAGCAAAATATAAAGATGATTCGGTAGGAGTACTTGATAGAAGGTATAGATCAATATTTGATATGGCTGATGCAAGTAGTCCAAGATTAGATAGATCAATAAAGAATGGGTTTCCAACTGACATTAGGTTTGATAACACAAAAGAAACTTTTGATCAAGGAATATATGATTCTCATGGAAGGACATGGAACTACATGTCTAATCTTTGATAAAATAGGTATAAATAACATTAACACGATACAGGATAAATGATATGGCGGCTATAATAACAGATAGATTAAAGTTAGCTATCGTAGACAAGATTGTAACAATTATGGAAGACGAAACGGATCCTACATATATAGGATTTGCTAAGTCAGAAGTATGGAATGATTCTGATACTGCACCTGCACCTTTAAACAATCTAAACGATGAAAGAAAGTTTAGAAATGGTTTACAAAGTGTAAAAAAAGTTGCAGGGGTTTCTACAGTAGTTCCAAGAGTAAATTGGATAAGTGGAACAACTTATGTAGGTTGGGACGATCAAACAGTAGGGTATGGTTCTAGTTCTTTTTATGTATTAACCGAAAGCTTTGGAGTCTACATTTGTCTAAGAGGTGGAAAAAATAATTTAGGAGCTGCTGTTCCTTCTACTGTACAGCCTACAGGATCTAATAACGATCCTTTCGAAACTGCTGATGGTTACGTCTGGAAATTTTTGTATACCATAACAGAAGATGAAGCTCGAAAATTTATGACAGCTTCATTCATGCCAACAAGAATAATATCATCAATTGATTCTAACTCTAGCGGCGCGCACATGAGACAATTTGAAATTCAGAATGAAGCTGATAAACGACAAATAACTCAAATTATTGTTACTAATGGTGGAAGTGGTTATACATCACCTCCTACAGTTTTAATTACAGGTGACGGAGATAGTTCTTTTACCGCGCTTTCAACTATCGATAGTAACTCTGGTACGGTTACAAAAATAGAATTTGCTAACGATTCGAGTACTTTAGACTATGCTCAAGGATATACCAATGCTACAATTAGACTATCAGGTGGCGGTGGATCAGGTGCTACCGCAAGAGCGGTAATAAGTCCACGTGATGGTTGGGGAAAGAATGCAAAGTTTGACTTAAAAACATCTGCGTTATGTGTACATTGTAGAGTTGAAGGTAATGATTCTGATTTTATTACAGGACAAGATTTTAGACAAGTAGCAATACTAAAAGGAGTTCAAAAAACTGCCAATGATTCAGCATTTACTGGTTTAACCGGTAATTGTCTAAAACATTTAACGCTTTCATCAATCACTCAAGTATTTTCATCTGATAAACTCATAGTTGGTACAACTACTGGTGCAAAGGCATTAGTTGATAAGATTGATTCTAACAAAGTATTTTATCATCAAAATGATGAAACTGGATTTATACCATTTTTAAATGGTGAACAACTTACAGAAAGTAATGGTAGTGGTGTTGGAGTTATTGATTCTGCGCTAATATCTCCTTTAATTAATCCAGCTTCTACTAAATTACAATACTTAAATAATAGAACGCCAGTCGATAGAACATCGTCTCAAAACGAAGACATAAAAATTATTTTACAAATTTAAGAGTTTATAAATGCCAACTACATTAACTGAAAATTTATTTGCGACAAAGTACAAGGACGACTATCAAGACAGTCATGGCTTTCATAGAATATTATTTAATCCTAGAAGAGCTCTTCAAGCAAGAGAACTTATACAATTACAAACTATCATACAAAAAGAAATTGAAAGATTTGGAAAAAATATATTTAAAGAAGGCTCAGCTGTTAATCCTGGTGGATTAGTTATAAACAGCAATTACGAATTTATTAAAATAACTGATGCAACATTTCCAACAGATATTATAGGAACAGAATTTACTGGTCAGACATCTGGTGTCATAATAAAAGTATTAGATACCGTTGCTTCAGAAGGATCAGATCCGAATACGTTATATGTAAGGTATACAAACAGCATAGCAGGAACATCTGGTACTACTCCAATTAGAGTTACGCCAGGCGAACAATTGGCATCTAATGTTGGTGCTTCAAACATGACGGTTCAAACAATCAATACCGCTTCTAATCCAGCAGTAGGTGCTGGGGTTAGAGTTAGTATTGGTGCAAGTGACTTTTTTGTTCAAGGATTTTTTGTAAATGTTCAAGCTCAGTCTTTAATTATATCAAAGTATAATAAATCTAAAACAATAGATATTGGATTTAAAGTAACACAAGACATAGTAAATGTTAATGATGATGTTAATTTATTTGATAATCAAGGTGCGTCACTAAACCAAACAGCACCTGGAGCAGATAGATTTAGAATTAAACTTTCACTAGTAACTCAAGATTCTATTGTTGCAGGTGAAACATTCGTACCCATTGCAAAGATAGAAAATTCTAGAATTATTGAAACAAACAACGGCCAAAACTCTTATAATAGAATAAATGATATTATAGCACAAAGAACAAAGGAAGAGTCTGGAAATTATATTGTTGATCCATTTACAGTTTCATATGACTCTGCAGATGTTTCTAATTTACAACTTACAGTAAGTGAAGGTACGGCATATGTTAATGGTTATAGAGTTAATAATCCAACACCAACAAAAATAAATGTACCAAGGTCTACAGAAACTATAGCATTTAATAACCAGCCAGTTTCTATTGCATTTGGAAATTTTGTTATAGCTTCTAGTGCAAAGATTACTACTGATATGATTTCATCTCATACTAAATTAAATATTTCAACTCATGCTTCGAATCCAGCAGGTAGTGTAATAGGATCTGCTAGAGTAAGGTCTTTAGAGAAACTTACTGATGGAACATTTAAAGTTTTCTTATTTGATGTTAAAATAAACTCAGGATCTAACTTTAGAACAGCGAGAACAATAGGAACATCAGCAAATCAAACCTTTATATTAAAAACAAAAACAGATACAAACAGCAATGTTGTAGCAGAACTTTTTGAAGCTGATGATGAAAAACTATTATTTCAATTACCTTCAGTAAGACCATCATCAATTTCTGACATCAGCGTGGCTGTCCAAAGGATATTTGAAGGAACAACCGATTCAGTCGGTAACCTTGGTATCAACTTGACTGCTCCTGGTGAAACTTTTACACTAACTTCTGATTGGTTAGCTTTTAGATCGGATAGTGGTCCTGAGATCACGATGCCAAGTATTCCTACTGGAAATGCTACTGCGGCATCTAGTGTTAGTACTAATATGCCAAATAAACAAATAACAGTTTTTGGTTATGTTAACAAGGCTTCAGCTGGAGCAAAAGGTAAATCAATTACTACTAGAACAGTTACTGGTACTGCTGCGGTAGAATCAGATGGAATGGGTAACTCAATAACAGCTTTAGCATTGGGTGCGAATGATATAATTAGTATCACTTCTATTAACAAAGATAGCGCTAATGGAATAGACGTTACACATATGTATGATCTTGATAATGGACAAAGAGATGCATACTATCAACAAGGTAAGGTTGTTCTTAAAAATGAATTTTCTAATCCTGGATCTGTAGTGGTTGCATGTCAGCATTATGTTCATACAACTACTGGTGACTTTTATAATGTTAATTCATACAACACCACAGCGTATTCTGACATTCCAGAGTTTACTTCCAAAACTGGTGATATAATTAAACTTAGAGATGTTTATGATTTTAGACCATCAAAAGATGTTAATGGTGGATTTACAGGATCTGGTCATAGAATTATTGGTCTTCCAAAGAATACATCAACTTTAACTTCAGATAATACTTATTTTAAACCTAGAAATGATAAGATCACAATCACAGAAACAGGTGACATTAAGGTTATACAAGGATCTTCATCTTTAACTCCAAAATTTCCAGAAACACCAACAAACTCACTAGAATTATACAGAGTAAAAATGGGTGCGAATACTCTTAATGGTGAGGATGTATCATACGATTTGATTGAAGCAAAAGGCTTCACAATGAAAGACATTGGAAAGATTGAAAAGAGAGTTGAAAGGATAGAAGAACTACATAGTCTTAGTATATTAGAACTTGATACTAATAAGCTTTCAGTAACTGATTCATCTGGAAACGAAAGAGTTAAAGTCGGTTTTTCTGTAGATAACTTTAAAGATCAAGCTCAATCAGCAATTACTAGCTCTCAATATAGTGCTTCAATAGATCCAAAAGATCATTCATTACATCCTGCATATTATGAAAATAATATAGGATTAGTTTATGATTCAGACGATACTGATACATCAGGTGTTATAAGAAAAGGTGATAACGTTTATATCGACTTTATTGATTCTGCTGAAATTGAACAACTTCAAGTTTCAAAAGCTATTGACATAAACTCATTTGATATATTTCAATTTAACGGACATATTAAGTTATCTCCATCTTCAGATGATTTTAGAGATAAATTTAAATCTGGAACAAAATCTATTTCTGGCGCCAATACTCTTTCAAAAGACGAAGACACACTTTGGGAAAGTTGGAAATGGAATTGGATAGGAACAAGCTTTGATGGTACAGTAACTGAAGAAGAAACTCATGAAGGTACAAATAGTAGATCATTTGGTAATAGTACCTCACAATTATTGAATAGCGGCCTAGAAGCTGTAGAAAAAACTATTGTCAATAGAGTGGTATCTTCTGAGACAATAAGAAAAGTAATAGATGACCGCGTTGTTGATATTGCAATTATTCCTTTTATCAGATCGAGACTTATACACTTTGAAGCAATTGGTATGAGACCAAATACAAGAGTCTTTCCTTTCTTTGATAACGTTGACGTATCAGCATTTTGTAGAGAAGAAACGTTTACTTTTCATGGCGCTGATTCAGATGGTGCTGAGTTTGGAAATACTCAAGATGCAGCGACAGCTCATCCATCAGGAAGTACAAACTTAACAACAGATGGTGAAGGAAAAGTTTCTGGAACATTCTTTATTCCAAATACTCCACAGATAAGTTTTAGGGCTGGTGTAAGAGAATTTAAACTTCTTGATATCACAACATCAGATGAAAGTGATGCTTCAACAAGAGCAGTTGCTTTATACAACTCATCAGGAACTATTGAAAGAAATAGAACTAATGTTATATCAACAAGACACATATCTGTATTAGGATCAGACACAAATATTTTATCAGATAGAGTTATTGGAACTTCTGACACCAGAGGAAGAATCGATCCACTCGCGCAATCTTTCTTCGTTAACAATGAAACTGGAATGTTTGTATCTTCAATAGATCTTTTCTTCAAAGCAAAAGATGCTGACTTACCTGTATGGATTCAGATCATGCCAATAATAAATGGTGCTCCCTCAAGAGAAGTTATAGTTCCTGGATCTACAAAATATCTTTCACCAGCATCTATTAATATTTCAGATAATGGAGCGATAGCAACAACATTTCAGTTTGATGAACCATTATTTCTTGATTCATTTACAGAGTATGTTATTGCAGTGCAATCTGATAGTAAGGATTATAAAGTTTGGGCTGGAAAAACTGGTGATCTTATAGTTGGATCAACTCAAGAAAGAGTTTCAAAAAGAACTATTATAGGTGCTCTTTATCTTCCACAAAACACTTATAAGTGGGAACCTGTTTATGATATGGATCTTAAGTTTAGGATTAATAGATGTAAATTTACAACTGGAAATCATACAGCAGTATTAAATAATGCTACTCTACCAGAGAGATTACTTCCAGGTAATCCAATCGATGTAACATCAGGATCTGCTGAAGTAAAAGTTAATATGAAAAATCACGGTTTAAATGTGGGCGATTCTGTTACATTAAAAAATATGGGAACAATAGGTGGAATTGCTTTTGGTGCAAGCCAAACAGTTACTATAACAAAATTATCTGGTGATTGTTATTTCTTTAATGCAGGTAGCACAGCAACTTCCACAGCTTCAGGTGGCGGATTAAATGTTACTTCAACTGTCAACTATCAATATGACTTAATAGTTCCATACGTTGAGAATCTTATTCCACAGAATACCAGTATAGTTGCTCAAATGAAACAAACAACAGGAAAATCTTTAGCTGGTGCTGAAACACCTTATACCAAAGATGCTTCTTATTCTGATATTACATTAAAAGAAAATAATTTTCTTATAGCTCCAAGAGTCGTTACTAATGCAGCAAAAGCGACTAAGTCAGCCCAGATGAAAATTACAATGTCAACTGAAAATGATTATGTTTCACCAATTGTCGATTTACAAAGAAGCTCATTAATACTTGTGGGTAACAGAATTGACAATCAATCTAACAGTGCGGCTGCAGGATTTAATGTTCCATATCCTTATGTTGAT